ACCTAATGGACTCATGTGAAATGGTTTTTTATAAACATTTTTTATTAAATTTTCCTGATGAATTTAATTTAATTAGATCCACCATGTGTGGGGTTAATAAGTGTTCATCTAAATTTGTCAATTTTGAAATTAGGGGAAAGAGAATGTCTGGTGAGATGTGCACGTCACTTGGTAACACAATTACAAATAAGATGATTTTATTGTTTCTAAGCCAACAGCTGAAGTTTGAATTATTGGATTATTTGGTTGAGGGTGACGATGGTTTGTTTATCACAAGCTCAGAATTAAACCTTGATGAAGTTGAAGGTTATTTGCTGAGCATGGGTTTTGAAGTGAAAATAAAACGGGAATTGGATCCAATGCATGCTTCTTTTTGTGGAACTATAACTTCATTGAATTCGAATGTTATTTTGACGGATCCACTTGACTGTTTGTCAGAAATATTGTTGTTGTCGCAGAAATATATGTGTTTTAAAGAGACGAAGCAATTATCTCTGATAAAAGCTAAGTGTTTGTCTGCGGCATATCAATATAATGGTTGCCCAGTCATTTCACCTTTAATTTTCCGTGTGTTAAATGAATTGAAACACATTGATGTGCGTTCTGCTTTGAAATATGATTTTGGTATGGATAATTATAAGTTCAATCAGTTTTGTGACAATTTTAAACTGAGGCTGATTGAATCGGAAATTTCTTGTGATAGTCGATTAGTTTTTGAGAAGGTTTATGGTGTTCCAATTGATTACCAGAAAACATTGGAAGGTGAAAATTTGTGTTTTGTCATTGAATTTTTGTCGTGCTGTTTTGCTAGTCAAGATGCTTTGGAGTATAGTGGTTCTTCGATCATTGAATTAGAAACTTAATATTTCCATTTAAATATCCGCAATGATCCATGTGGGTGTGATTTGCGAGAATTTTAATTGATTCGAAGTTATTTTAAAACACTAAAACCGTGTAAAGACGTTAGACGTCACATAGTTAGTATTTATGTCTAGATTTGAGCAACGTGATGTGCTTGACAAACTTGTACAGAGCAGGGCTGTTTCACCTGCGGGCGCAGATTTTCTTAGAAAGTCTTTGGACCCGTTTCATGATTTTGAAACACCAGTTCGTGGTCTCCCTGATGAAGACGTGTCTCGCGTCATAATTCAGGAGGTTACTAAAACTTTTTCTATTGCCACCAGTTATGGTGGTTCAAATTGGGATTGCCATGTTGCATCTTTGCCTGATTTGATTTCTTATATTTCCACTCCTGAACCAATTTCCGGCACTCGTTCTCAATACCTCGATTTGACCGCTGATGGCACTTTGACCAGATCTGCTGGTACAGGTGCATTTTCTACTGCCATTGCTCCGGTCCTTATTGTTACGGCGTTAGCTGGTACTTTGACTTTTCCCAGTCAAACAGCCACGCCTGGTGGTGCGGGAGTCTCAGATGTTACCCCTTGTAGGTTTGATGAATATTTTGATGGCCAGAAACGCCTCATTGGAATGGCCATTGAAATTACAAACACTACCGCTAATATTGCTAAGCAAGGTGCTGTCTGTGTTTATCGTATGCCACAAACAAC